TGGCAAACATCGCTGGTTCGCAGATCGCAAGCAAACAACCATCTGGAATTTTGACAAACCGAAGCGCAATAAGGAACACCCGACTATGAAGCCTATCCCGCTTCTGGCTTACCCTATCAAGAATAGCTCCGCACCAAACGCTGTGGTGCTGGATCTGTTTGGCGGTTCTGGTAGTACACTTATCGCTTGTGCAGAAACGGACCGTATTTGTCGTACGATGGAGCTTGACCCCCGATATGCCAGCGTGATTGTTGAACGGTATGCAGTATATCGGCAGGACACGTCAGATATCTGGGTGCTGCGAAATGGCGAGAAACTCCCCTATGCGGCGGTTGTTCCTCAGAAGCAGGGAGGCCAGGAATGATCACTGTAACATTGCTCAATCCGGATGATGTAAAGGCATTATACGAGAAGCATGGCCAGTTTGCTTGTGTCTGTTATGACACTCCTGAAAAGCATGCAAAACGTGTGGGTATTTCGTGCCAACGAAGTGGTCACATGAGCGGGAGCCGCTGTGAGTACATCAAATTCAGAATCACAGGCTTGGATCGCGGAACCGCAGAACAATGCATGCGTCATGAGATTGGCACAGATGTTCCGTATGCTTTTCAGGATAACTACAGATTCCAAGATGCAATGGATACCGTAACCAGTATTCCGGCAGATCAGGTAGTAAAAAACTGTGCCTCTTTTCGATACATCGATAAGTCGGGCTTCGAGTGGGAGACCCCCGCTACCATCCGTCGTAACGCTTCTGCGCTGGCAGAATACGAGGCGTTGATGAATCACATAAACGAAAAGCGCAGTGTGATCAAACAGCTTCTTGAAGATGGTGGTTGCAACGCAAAGCAGGCCACTCAAGATGCAAACTTCGTTCTTCCCCGGGCAACAACGAGCGAGCTGGTCATGGGTTTTACACCTGAAGCGCTGATTCATTTCTGCCACAAACGGATGTGTGTGAGGGCACAGGAGTTCATTCGCGAGATTGCGTTCAAAATGCAAGCAGCCATTGCTGATGTTTCTCCCAGATTCGCATCAGAATTGATGCCCCAGTGTGAGCATCTGATGTGGTGCCCTGAACAACACGGGAGTTGCAAACGGTATCCGACTAAGCAAGAACTACAGAAAATACTGCAGAATGGAGGTGATACTGATGGCTACCAGAGGAAGAAAACCCAAGCCGACTGCCTTGAAAATGCTCGAGGGGAACCCGGGAAAGCGTCCTCTGAACGATCGTGAACCAATCCCGCCCAAGGGTAAGATCAAATGCCCTGACTGGCTTGAAGATGAAGCTAAAAAGGAATGGAAGCGCTTAGGCCCTTCGCTGGAAGCTATGGGTGTCCTGACTACTGCAGATCTGACAGCCTTCGCTGGTTATTGCCAGGCATATGCCCGTTGGAAAGAAGCGGAGGAGTTTATCTCGCAGCATGGTTCCATCTTCCAAACACCCTCCGGTTATGTACAGCAGGTTCCGCAGGTCTCCATTGCACAGCAGAATCTGAAAATCATGCAGTCGTTTTGCTCTGAATTCGGCCTGACGCCAGCAACTCGCTCTCGTATCATTGCGGATGGCGGCAATGCTGGGTCAGCAGATGATCCGATGGAAGCGCTGCTGAACGGAGGCTGGTAATGGCATATGATCAGCAGAAAGCCGATCGTGTGGTGCGGTTTATCGAGTGCCTGAAGCATACCAAGGGCGAATTCCATGGTAAGCCCTTCACACTGCTACCTTGGCAGGAGAAAATAGTGCGTGATGTCTTTGGCACGGTGGATGATGATGATCCTACCAAGCGTCAATACACGACGGCATACATAGAAATACCTAAAAAGCAGGGCAAAAGCGAACTGGGTGCCGCAATTGCTCTGAATATGCTGGTGAACGACAGCGAATGGAAAGCGGAGGTTTACTCTTGTGCTTCGGATCGCCAGCAGGCTGCTATTGTATTTGATGTAGCAGTCGACATGGTTCGACAGAATCCGACACTCAGCAAGCGCATCAAGATCATCCCATCTGTCAAACGCATGGTATACGAGCCTACGGGCAGCATTTATCAGGTTTTGTCCAGTGAAGTTGCAACGAAGCATGGTTTGAACGTAAGTGCATGTATCTTTGATGAGTTGCATACCCAGCCTACCCGTGCTCTTTATGACGTTATGACACAGGGATCTGGTGATGCTCGTAAGCAGCCTTTATGGTTTTTCCTGACCACCGCTGGGACTGACAGAAACAGCATTTGTTGGGAAGTACATCAGAAGGCGCTGGATATCCTGGAAGGCAGAAAACGGGACCCCCGGTTTTACCCTGTCATCTTCGGCTTGCCCGATAACGCAGACTGGACAGACGAAAAAAACTGGTACCAGGCTAACCCCTCTCTGGGGTATACCATCGCCATTGATAAGGTGCGAGATGCCTTCAGAAAGGCGCTGGAAACTCCTGCGGACGAGAATATGTTCCGTCAGCTACGCTTGAATCAGTGGGTTAAGCAGTCGGTACGATGGATGCCAATGGATAAGTGGGATGACTGCGCCGGGTATGTAGACCCCTATGAGCTGGAAGGTCGTGCCTGTTATGCGGGGCTAGACCTTTCATCGACTAGCGACCTGACTACATTGGTTCTGGTTTTTCCTCCTACCTCAGAAGACGAGCCATACATTGTTCTCCCATTCTTCTGGCTCCCTGAAGACACACTTCCTCTCCGCGTCCGACGTGATCACGTTATGTATGATGTGTGGGAGAGGCAGGGGCATATCAAAACGACTGAAGGTAATGTCGTTCATTATGGGTTTATTGAGCAGTTTATCTGCCAGTTGAATGAGCGATACAACATTCGTGAAATCGCTTATGACCGCTGGAATGCCAGTATGATGGTTCAAAATCTGCAGGGGGACGGCTTTACGATGGTCCCCTTTGGCCAGGGCTTTAAAGATATGAGTCCGCCGACTAAGGAACTGATGCGAATCGTTCTGGAAAAGAAGCTTGCCCATGGTGGTCATCCTGTTCTTCGGTGGAACATGGATAATGCTTTTGTCCGCACTGACCCTGCGGGTAATCTCAAAATCGATAAGGAAAAGTCCACGGAAAAGGTGGACGGAGCAGTTGCTCTGGTCATGGCGCTGGATCGTGCCATGAAGAACCAGGGCGCTGGTGGTTCCGTCTACGATGACCGTGGGCTTTTGATTATCTGAAAATGAAGGAGGCACAGGATGCTATGGTGGATGAGAAACTGCGAGAATCTGGATAAAGCTGTGTATGATGGCGTTGGACGCTACAATATCCCCGAAATTGCACCGGTAATGCTCGATTCTGCCGAGTTTATTGGCTTTAATCAGGCGAAACGCTGCGATAATCCGGGCGATAAAGCCGTCCATTTCTTTCTCAGCGACTATCAGTTTTTTCGCGTATGGACCGGTGTTGAGCTCTATATGCCCATGCTCGAAAAGTTCAAGTGTGTTTGTACACCCGATTTTTCGCTCTATATTGATTTCCCTTTCCCTGTACAACTGTACAATCATTACCGTAAGCACTGGCTGGGTCGATACTGGCAAGAACATGGCATGACAGTCATTCCCAGCATCTCCTGGAGCGATGAAAGCAGCTATGACTGGTGTTTTGACGGTGAGCCTGTTGGCGGCGCTGTTGCGATATCCTCTGTGGGGACACAGATGGATGCAGAGAGCAAGCGCCTATTCCGACAGGGTTATGAAGAGATGATGGCGCGGCTGAAACCTGCCACCATCTTTTTTCATGGTTCGATCCCCGAGTGGTGCGCAGGAAACATTATTCCGATCCCTGCCCATCAGCAGCGGCTCAGGAAACTGAGGTGATGCTGGATGGGAGGTCGAGGCGGTCGCGCCTTCAAAACCACGGATGCCAGTAAGTCGGAGTCTTTTTTCGGAGTGAACCAGACCAACGGCATGTTTCCGGACTGGCGCAGCAATCTATTACCGAACCAGTTGTCGGCAGTCCGGTATTACACGGGCAGCGCATATGAAGACATCAATGATGCCCTACGCATATCGGGCCTACACAATGCATCGCCGCGGATGCAGGAAACAATCGCTAACATTACAGATGCCCTTGATAAGTTCAAGCTCAAGAAAAGCCTGACGGTATTCCGTGGTGCCAGCGGCGCGATCTTCGGCGGCAACAAAACCGTAGATGAGATCAACGCCATGGCGCGGGCCGGTGCAAGACTGACTGATAAAGGATTTATGTCCACATCGGCTTCAGAGGGTGCGCAGTTTGGTGGCGATTACAGATTCGTCATCACAGTCCCTGCCGGTACCGGTCGAGGGGCATATGTTGCACCTGTTTCCCATTATGGCAGCGAGAATGAATTCCTGTTGCAGCGAAACTCTACATTCAAAATCGTCAAGGCAGTCCAGAGTGGATATCACATTGATGTCCATCTGCGCCTTGAACCTAAGAAGAAAAAGAAAAACTAGGAGGTACCCCATGGAAGATAAGCGCAAGGATCGTTTTGTTTCGAAGGAAGGCGAGCTGATCATTACCTATCC